TGTGGGTAAATGCTTTTTGGTACAAATTCAAATCTTTGATTTTTGTACCAATAAGTTCTTCAACTTGTTGTTTTGTAACAAACATACTGGGTTTTATTATGATTTGGTGTTATTTTTTTAAGCCTTGACAGGTTCCTTCTTCACGTAGTGAGGAGAGAGGTACTTCTGCAAGTTAAGGTAAGTCACAATGACGTCCGCGGGAGGCTGAAGGAGTTCCTTGAGCTTATCGTCAAGGATGAGTTGGCGACCGTTATCGGGATGCTTGAGACCCTTTTCAGTGATGTACTTGTTGATGAACTTGGTAACCTCAGAGCGAGAGATCAATTCACCTTCGGGAAGACCGAGAAACTCACGCAACTTAGGTGTAATTTCCTGCTTGCGGTTGAAGCCGTTGTTGGCGGCACGCGCCTTGGCCTTCTCACCATCGGGATCTTCTTGAGTGTTCTTCACCTTACGGACGATCTTAGTCAGAGATTTAACATCAGCACGGAGAGCGGCAATTTCGGTTTCAATGGTTTCAAGAGACATTATACCTTTCTTAGTCAGTTAATCTTTAAGTAAGATACGTAAGAAACAGGATTGATAGTAGGAGGAGTAACACTAACATGTAAAATTTGGGACTAAACTCAGATGATGAGGAGGGACGTTCTATGATCCTAAACGGTTCTCTGGGTGTTAAACCAGGTTTCTCCCCGGGACACCCACCAGAACAACATTCATCTTCTGGGCATGGAACTACATGTGGACCACGTCTAACTCCACAGAATTGGGACTTCTTTGGATCACTGACATCGTCGTATGCGAAGCATCTACATTCGTCTATTATACTGCAGACCATATTTATTATATGAGGATATAATAATGGACATAGATATTTATCCAGAAGCCGCTATAAAAAAATCCATTGATGAAAATTTATTTTTCAAAGATGCCAAACTGAAAAAGTATTACGATAGAAATGAACAGAGAGACCTCGGGAAATTTAGGAATCGCGTTCACAGTATGTATAGCAAGAAGGATTTCGATAAAATTGTGTATCTTCTCGTAACGGACTCCCTCCGAGATATCATTTTAGAAACCATTGGTGAAATATCGGAACACATGAAGAATACAGGTGATCTCATTGTGAGTGGTGGGGAGGCGTTTAACTTGTATATGGATTACAATAACCGAATTATCACCACCGACATAGATGCAAAGTTTGTTCCAAGGATGCCCGTGAATCCAAAGTTTTTTGGTAAACTTCAGGCAACCAAACTCATTCTCTGGGACAAATTGGGTGAAATAGCTAAAAAGTTAAACACTCGTGTCAGAAAGCGATTTACTGTGATGAAGACAAAAAACCCCAAACTCTTCAAGTTTTTGGGTATCAATATCCCACCCACGGGTGCATCTGTCACACGTAGATATACACTCATCAAGAAAAAGAAGTCTGGTCCTGGGAATGACCCCAAAAAGGGAGATGTCTTCATTGACGTGGAATTATTTGCACTTGATTTGAACATGCGGTTTTACTCCCCAAAGTCTGGTAAGATTGAGAATGTGACCATGGGGGGTATCCTTGATATTCCATTCATGAGACCCAAGGAGTTTGGTTATGAAGTGGTTCTCACGAGGCGTAAGGGTATAACCTACAGAAATCAAAACACAGGTAAACTTGTGAGAAATAACAATGTATATGTGGCAAGTAAAGAGTTTTTGATTGAAGATATTTATTTGATGAGTAAACTCAAACTTCGCCCAGAAAAGAAAGAAAAAGATCGTCAACGACTTGTAAAACTTGCTCAACTCCTCGATAAGAAAGTAACTGCAAGTGATTCTATTGACGATATTTTCAAACGTGTCAGATCTCTACTAATTAAGAAGAGGGCACCGGCTACCAAGAAAAACGCACGTGTTTCTGTGGCTCAGGCGACGCGTATAGATCCCTATAAATACAAGAATTATACAACTAAACCATCAGAAGAAAAGTTATCGAAACAGATTGTTCATGGATTGAAACCTGTCACAGGAAATGTAAATGTGAATGGCTATATAAACTCTTCGGGAAATAAACGATTGAACCTCAAAGATCTCAAATGGAAAAACGTTACCAATAACGCATATGTAAAGAACGAGTTTAAACTGCGTGCAGTGGATGCTAAGAAATTACCAAAGAATTTGAACATTGCCAACACTCTATATGGGTATAACCCCAGGAGAAATGGATGGGTTCCCAAAAATGTTATAAATAAATCAGCAGCTATACCATTTGTTGGTTTAAAGAATTGAAACGTAAACCATATATAAAATGCTTTACAACGCACCAGCTAAAGGTGAAGATGGATTTTACTTCGTGAAGGCCCTCAATGATTCTAAGCGTAAATGCCTTGTTCAATTGAATAAGGTGAATATTGCTGATATCTCAGGGGACGTTGTGATTAATCTCAATTCAGATGTAAATACTGGTAAGATCAAAGTGATCGATGAACATAACCTCAGCGCCGCCGTTGAAAATGCTGAGACTTGGTTCGGTAAAAAACTTTCCGACAACGTGGTTGAGGGTGCTTACACTTCTAGTATCGCTGATGGTCAAATTACAGGCGAGCGCATTGAGGTTACCAAGGTTTTCAATTCTGATCAGGAAGATATTGATTTTGATACGATCCAGTCCGACAAGGTATGTGACGTCATTCTTGAATTTGCTGGTCTCTGGTTTGCCAAGAAATCTTTTGGTTCTTCGTGGAATGTTGTCCAGGTCAGGGTCCACCCAGACCCAATCCTTGACACTTACCCAGATGGATATGCATTTGTTGATGAAGTTGAGGAATAAAAAAATTGTTGATCATATATAAAAGATGATGAAGAAGGGTCGTGCCCAAAACCTCATGATGGTTGCCGCCGTTGCCGTGTTGGTCTATCTGCTCTTCACTATGAACAATAAATCCGAATATTCTATTCAAGAACGCGAGTATTCCGCGATCAATAATGCGGCTGGCCCAACCGCTGCGGGTCCCGCGGCTGCTAATGGTTGTGGTATGGATAAGGGTGTTGGCCTCGCGTCATCCCTCCTCCCCCGTGAAGTTGCCTCCGCGGAGGACTTCGGTGAGTTTGCCCCAGAAGACATCCTCGCTGGCCAGAACTTCCTTGAGCCCCGTTCCCAAATTGGTTTCCCTGAAACCGTTGGTGGTGCTCTCCGCAACGCCAACCAGCAACTCCGATCCGACCCCCCTAACCCCAAGGATCCCTTTGTGTGGAACAACTCTACCATTGTGCCCGATGGCATGCACCGTTCGTTGTGTTAATTTTCACTTAAAGATTAGCTGTTAGTCTTATATAATAAACCATGTCAGTACCAAGTGTACTTTCAGAGAGTGTCTCTAAACTTGTAGAACTCTCTAAACAACTTTCAGAAGCGAAATCTGATATCAAAATCCTCAACCAAGAAGAGAAGCGATTGAAGGAATCAGTCAAAAAACATATGATTGATCAGGGTATTGATACCATTAACCTCAGGAAAGGTAAAATTAGTATACGTAAGTCGGTACGTAAATCTGCGATGAGTAAGGATGCCGTTAAGGATGGGCTTCATACGTTCTTCGGTGGTGACGAAGCTAAAGTTGAAGGTGCTTTAAACGCGATTAAAGATGGTCTTAAAACGAAGGAATCAACTTCGATCTCATTAACTGGTATAAAAGAAAAGCCCGAGAAAGAAGATAAGTAATAACAATGGTTTGGAGTCAATATGTATACGAAGCTACCACTGGTTTTGATACCTCTCATGCCAGTGATGATGAAGATTTTAACGATGAAATTCCTCTTAATGTTGAAGATTGGGAAATCCAACATTCAGATGAATTATGGTATATGTGGGGTATGATTAATACACTTACATATGACGCCCGCATTGAACACACAGGAAAATTTTGTGATTTTGTTGAATTTTGTTACATGGATAATTACCCTTACCAGGAACGTGTTACATGTGAATATGACGAAAATCTTCATCACATCTGGAAATCCCTCAGACGATTTATACACTCTAATGGTCTTCACGAGGAGATGATGAGGGGTGCTACATTCTACCATTTTGTTGACTATGTGAATAATTATATGTATGTATATTAAATGCTCCCCGATATCACCTCCAACAAAGTTGCTATACCAGCCGCCCTTTTTCTCGCGCTCAGCCCAGGTGTTCTTCTGACCACTGACGGCAAGAAGCTCGCTTTCCGCAACGGAAAGACCAGCCAGATGGCGGTTATGTTCCACGCGCTCGTGTTCTTCCTCGTGTTCAGTCTCATCGCTCGCGCCATGGGTCTCGTTCTCACCAAGACCGATCTCATCGTGACCACCGTTCTCTTCTTGGCCCTCAGTCCAGGTCTCCTCTTGACTCTCCCCCCCGGTTCCGGTGGTGTTCTCAAGTCGGGTCAAACCAGCATCTCCGCCGCTGTTACCCACGCGGTTGTGTTCGCGGTTGTGTTCGCGCTTTTACGCAAGCAATTTCCTCAATTCTATTAAGTAAGAGGATGAAATACCTTGTTTTAGGTCCAGCATCAATGGGTATATACTCAATGATTGGGAGTCTAAAAGCAATGGAATCCACTCTCGTGGATGTTAAAGAAATATCTGGGTCATCCGCTGGTTCAATTTTAGCTTTATTTTTGGCTATTGGGATGTCCGTTGATGAAATATTAAATATATCTCTATCTCTGAATATCCCTGAGTTTGTTAAGATACGTATAGGATCTTTCTTTAACAAATTTGGTTTTGTTGATTTAGAACCCATACGTGATAAGATGGTTGAAATATGTGGTTGTGACCCAACATTTGAAGAATTGGAAATGAAAATATATGTGTCAGCGTATTGTTTAAATACGTCAACAACTGACTATTTCTCTGTAGATACACATCCTACTATGAAAGTTATTGATGCCGTATGTATGAGTATAGCTATACCCCTTATTTTCTCATGTGGCAAGTATGAGGGTAGAACATATATAGATGGTGGTACACAAGAAGTATACCCTATTACTCCATTTTTAGACAAGAAGCCACATGAAATTACATGTGTTAAAATGAAAATGGATAAAGTGTACCAAGAAGAAATAAATACACCAAGACAATTTGTAGAGTGTCTCGTTCGTTCAACAATTGTGAATAGACGCGACCATAGTAAGGATGTACATATAATTGAGATTGATATTGGTGCTACCAATGTATTTGATTTTAGTATGTCATATGAAGATAAAGTTAGATTGTATAATTTAGGATATAAATAATCGTTACACTTTTTTGTTAACTTAATGTATATAAGATGGATGCATGCGATCCAGATGCAGATATAGAAAACCTCAGACAGTTGATTAAGATCAACGCAGGGGTAGATATTAAGTTAACAAAAAAAGAGATTTGCCAGGCGTATGAGGATATTCAGGGTGGTAAGTTACCTCTCCCACCTTTAGTCATGAATTCAACTCGTACATATCTGGTTGATAAGAATTCCCCTTTGAAGCCAAATGATTACGAACTTCTTTTTGATTCTTCCACAAAGCGTGTAGATCTAAAAAAGATCGCCCGTAAGGTTAATCTTAAGAATGTTGATCAGATGACCAAGTGTCAAATTGTTGACGCAATCGGTAAACGCCTGCGTTACATGAAAGTGCACGAACCCGTCAAGTTTGCTAGACGAACTCGTGTCTCCGTTAACAAAACCACAGCAGTGA